TTAAGATAATACAAAGGCATATCTCTTCCGCCCATGCCTTTATTGATAGTTTCGGTGCTTCGAATACATAAGTTCAACCCTTCAATCATAATAAAAGCCCTAAGAAATATTGAATATAGAATCTGGCGCGCTGGGAGGGATTCGAACCCCCATGTGTCCAGTTAGCTTTCTCCTGATTAGAAGTCAGGCGGCATACCAGCGCATAAAGCTTAGTTAGTTTTATCCAGCGCGATATCAGACCAGTCCAGCCAGTCTTTCTCTTCGACATCCAACTTCTGACCAGCACGATATCGTTTCATAAGTTCGCTTCGTGTATTGGAGATAGCACGATATCCTTGTTTAAAAGTAGGTAGAGAATACTGCTTAACCAACATCATGACCTCCTCTAATAGATATATTTATTAGTCTTGATCAAAGCCAAGCATCAGAAAACGACATCCAACGATAGCAAAGATCAATCCAAAAGTCATCTCAGCGATTTGTACTAGACCAGTGGGAGGATCACCTGCAACACAATCTACAGCGTGGCGACATGCTTCCCAGTAATCATCAGCACTGGCAGAACCAGCAATCAGAAGGCCGCCGAAAATGAACAGAGCAGCACCAAAAACTTTCATAGCGAATCTCCAAAAAAATATGAGAGCGAAGTCCACTTAGGCGACTGCCAATCTGCGAAAGACCACTCGTTCGCTCTCTATATTCCCACTATATACGATTCGCTAAAAATGTCAACCCTTAATCGTGACTATATTCCTCAACGATAACCTTTTCAGGAGTCAGATAAACAGCAACGTGGTCGCCATAGACTTCCTTCAGCATTTCTTCGTTATCCTTCAGCAAGTTAACAAACGCAGAAATCTTATCACTATAGCCAGGAAAATCTTCAATCTGTTTTTCAAGTTGAGCAATATACGTTGGATAGTATCCTTTAACCCAATCGCTTACACTTGGCTTAGCAAGTTCATTTTTATAACGAATCAGGATTTCTTCAAGAGTCTGATAACTGCTATACTGCAAAGTCTTGCATACATCATCATCTTCGTATTCATAAGGATCCTTCAGATCATCTACATCAAAACCATCAACAATAAAATGCGGCTCATTGATACGGAATACGCATTCATCACCATCGTTGAAGTATGGAGTGTACTGCGACCAAACAACAGCCTGAACCTTGGGGCATTCCTCAAAGAACAACTTGATGATTTCATTGAATGACGACTGAAGTTCCTTCATGTACGCCTTCTTAAGCGCATCGATTTCGGCATTCTTTTCAGCAATCTTCTTGGTAATATTATCAAAAGCACTCATCACTTAATCCTTTCATAAACAGTTTTGGTAATCACAACTTCTTTGGGAGTAACTTCATAGATTTCTGGATCTTCATAATCATAATCAGTGTAATAAGATCCCCACCGACATTCTTTAATCTCATAGAACTTAGCATAAATCTTCACAACTGAAGTGCGATAAGAACGCTTACCGCCATCGATCCAACTACCTTGTTCGATGACATCGATCCAACTACCTTGTTCGATGATTGCGCACTCTCCCTCTTGAAACATTCCATAGATTTCTTGATTACTATAAGTCATCAGTCAACTAGCCTTTCTTCACGACGCTTCTTTGCTCCACCAGACATCCAAGGCTTTAGTGGAATCTCTTCTAACCAGTTTTCAATAGTGGGAATGAAGCCCAAGTCTTCTTGAATGTGTTCTTCTGCAATGTCGCGTACAGACACATCTTTGCCTTGAGCATTGGTGATGTATGTACCGAACATCTGTTCAGCGAGATAACATCCAAATGAACTATGCAGAATAGCACGGTGGCGTACATCTGGCATAGAAATCTTTGATGAGTCGATAAAGTTGTGAATGGGCAGATAATCTTCTACACAACCACCATGACGTTTTACCGAAACTTTAGCGTGAATGAGTGGCTTCATTCTTCAACACCCAAAGCACGCGCGAAACCTGAGCGAACCCGTTCTGGGTCCCAATTGATGATCTTACCTGTATCAAGATCAATATCCAAGATCAGATAATCGCCCCAATGGTAGTCTCCGGGAAAGAACGAAGGAAGATAACCTTCGTGTTCCTTAACGACTTCACCCGTATCATCAAGATACTGATAAAAGCCTTCATCACTAACCTTAACGTGAACACAAACAGTCTTGACATTAACCTCAACAGGTTCAACAGGTTTACCAATAGTAACTTTCACCGTTTATCTCCAACATCAGCAACAGTGCCATTCTTGTAGTGAATATAGCTAGGAATGCCCCAACCACCCCTGACAGGATCACCCTTACCATACATGGTAGGAGTTTCAGTGCCGTCACTATCACCCCAAACACGCGACCAACGATCACCACAGCAGGAGCAATCGCGTTCATCATCGCAGCCCTTGAAATAGATACCGATGTCCTCAGCAAGCATATTTGCTTCATCAGCCGAATCTGCTTCAACGACTACGGCAAAACCAATACCGAGCGATGAAATGTGCATAAAGTGGCCACCAGAGTTGTTTTGATTAAAAGTATAAAACATAACGAATCAACCTTTCTCACTGTCTATATTTTCATCATAACAGATTCGCGATAAATGTCAATCAGAAATATGGTATTGAATCTCTAGATAGAACTGATTGTACTTTGCCATACGAGCAATGTCCTTTTCGCTGATGCCCTTGAGCCTGCGAATGTCGGTGTTGTGGCGAAGATCAGCAAGCTTCACTCGCATAGCATCTTCGTTATTAAACACAGCTTCCTTATATTCTTCATAAGATTGACCAGGCATCTTAGTCAAAGCTTTTACAGCATCGATGATTCGCTGAGTGCAACCAATCTCTTTCAGATCATTCCAGGTTGTCTTGGTATCTTCAATGACATCATGAAGCAAAGCAATGCACTGTAGTTCTTCATCAGTGGTCTCCAGGTAATGCATCACCTTCAATGGATGCAGAATATAAGGTGTGCCACCACGATCAAACTGGCCATTGTGTGCGTTGGTCGCTAGAACGAGAACTTTGCCTAGCATTTCGCCCTTTTTCATAATCTTTCCTTTCACTGTCTATATCATCATATTACACGATTCGCATAAAATGTCAAGCATAAATCTCTAGACATTTGACGGTGAATCTGATATAAATAGTGAAGTAAAAACAGATAGGTAACAGCATGGCAATACATCTTTATGTGAAAAAATGCACACACTGCGAACTGAGATATTTCGGTAAAACAATGGGATCCGATCCCATATCATATACGGGTTCTGGAATCTACTGGAAAGATCATCTAAAAAAACACAATTCTAAACAAGAAACGTTAGAGTTGTTCTCGTTTTATGACGAGGAAGAAGCTAGAGATTTTGCAATCAAGTTTTCCGAAGATAATAATATAGTAGAATCTAAAGAATGGGCCAATCTGATCGTAGAGAATATAAGCGGCGGCAGAATATCAGGATGGCAACACACCGAAGAGACCAGGCAGAAGATGAGGAAGCCTAAATCTAATAGCGCAAAAATGGGCAAATACGAGCGTACTCAGGAATGGAAAGATAATAAATCTAAAATCCTACTTGATAAAGAGCCCTGGAATAAAGGAAAAACTGGAGTGTATTCGGAAGCTACTCTATGCGCGTTTAGGGAAAATGCAAGAAATAGGGGTGATGTTTGGAAAGAAAAACAGTCTATCGCACAAAAATCTAGACCAAAAGAATTGATGAAGGAAGCAGGAAGAAAAAGCGGATTAGCGCGAACTGGAATCAAACGAGGTCCATACAAAAAGAAAGATGTTTTATGACAAATCCAACTCAACCTGTATCAATCGACTTTCTCAGCCCGCTTGGTTATAAGTTTAATCTCACCAAGAATCCAAATGTTGACTACTTTGCCCAAAGCTTTGATTTTCCTCGCATCAGTCTAAGCACTAGCAGAAATCAACAGACACCTTTCGGTAAGATACAGTTGCCAGGTACTCCATTGACGTTTGATACATTCTCGTTGACATTCAAGATCGATGAAGACATGTACAACTACTTTGAAATCTATGACTGGATGACTGGTATTGGTACTCCAGAGAGTTTCAATCAGTATGCAGCATTGAATGCACAGCCAAACGGTTTCGGTGTTCTTGTAGACGCGGACTTGATTGTATTGAATGGTACAATGAATCCAAATCTTAAGATCACATTTAGTGATGTCAACCCCATTTCACTGTCGGGTTTCAGATTTGATTCCACTGAAACTGATGTAAACTACGTTACGGCTACAGCAGAGTTTTCATATCGCGAGTACACATACACCAGACTATAATGACTGATACCTAAGTCATAAAGTGTGTTTACGACTGATACCTAAGCCATTTGTAATAAGGAAGTGAAATGAAGCTTGAAGAAATCTATGACCTCTGGGCAGAAGACTCAGAGATTGATACCACTGCGATTGATCAGGTTGCAGTAAATATCCCAAAACTACATCATAAATACTACAAGGTATTCTCAAACGAACGACTACAGCTTCGGAAGTTAGAAGCAGATTATAAGCAGTTGTATCACCTGAAGTTTGAATACTTCATGGGTACACTAGACCGAGAAACACTGGAAGAACGTGGATGGAAACCAAATCCTCGCGCCATTCTTAAGTCTGATATTCCGATGCATATCGATTCAGATCAAGACATTATCAACTTAACACTTAAGATTTCATATCAAAAAGAAAAGACCGCATTGCTTGAGTCGATCATCAAGAACGTCACAGAGCGTGGGTTCATAGTTCGCAACTATATTGAGTGGCAGAGATTTAAAAACGGAAACTAATGACAGACACATTATACATCACAAAGGTAAACGAGGTACACATCAGAGTAGACTGTGAAAGCGGTCTAGCTATGGAGTTGTCAGAATACTTTACGTTCATGGTACCAAATGCCAAGTTTCATCCTCTAGTCAGACAAAGACTATGGGACGGCAAGATTCGTTTGTTCAATGTGATGACAAAGACGGTCTATGCAGGATTGTTTCAAAACGTTCTAGCATTCGCTCGTAATCGTGGATATGATGTCCAGTTTAGTGATGAGTTTAACGAAACACCATTTTCACTAAGGGAAGCTGAAGATTTTGCTCAATCCTTAAACCTCCCGTTCGCACCACGCGATTACCAGTTAGCTGCACTGGCACATGCAGTACGTAAGACAAGATCGCTCCTACTGTCTCCTACCGCTTCTGGTAAGTCATTGATCATTTATATGATCGCACAGTATTACGCTAAAAAAACTCTAATCATTGTACCAACTATTTCTTTGGTTCATCAGTTAGCAGATGATTTTAAGTCTTATGGCTATGATGAACTAGTACACAAGATCACTGCTGGTGCTGATAAGAAGACTAATGCTATGTTTACTATTTCAACATGGCAGTCAATCTATAAGCAACCAAAGTCTTGGTTCTCACAGTATGATGTGGTAATGGGTGATGAATGTCATCTTTTCAAAGCTAAATCTCTTACTGCAATCATGGACAATCTTGTCAACTGCAAACATCGGTTTGGTTTCACTGGTACACTAGACGGCATTGAAACGAATAAGCTGGTACTAGAAGGGCTATTTGGTACAGCAAAGCGTGTTGCATCAACGGCTGATCTAATAGAACAGAAGCATTTGGCCGAACTGAAGATTAAGATACTTGTCTTAAAGTACGCAGAAGAAGTTCGTAAAGTCAACAAAGACAATGACTACAAACAGGAAATGGATTTCATTGTTGGCAATCAAGCACGTAACAAGTTTGTTAAGAACCTTGCTCTATCTCTAAAAGGTAATACTCTACTTCTTTTTCAATACGTGGAGAAGCACGGCAAAGACTTGTATAAAGCAATCAATGATGCTGCTGGCGATAGACCTATACATTTCATCTATGGCGGTGTTGACGGTGACGTTCGCGAAGAAATACGTAAACTGGTAGAGACACAGACAGATGCAATCATCGTGGCATCAACTGGTACCTTCTCTACTGGTGTTAACATCAAGAACATTCACAATATCATCTTTGCATCACCAGGCAAGTCCAAGATCAAAACACTTCAGTCTATTGGTCGAGGGTTAAGAAAGTCAAACATAAAAGATTCTGTTACTCTTTTTGATATAGCAGATGACCTTTCATGGAAGTCCAAACAGAACTATACTATGCAACATCTCAAAGAGAGAAAGAAGATTTATGAAGAAGAAGAGTTTGCTTTCAAGATTTATGACATCGACATCTAAAGAACCTGTTCCAACACACATTCTATTAAAGTTGGTAACAGGAGAGTTGGTAATGTCTAGGTTCGATACTGAGACTGAAACTGGATATGTTGTTGAGTATCCAATGGTCGCGAATCGCTATTACGACGAAGACACTGGTAAGTTTCAAGCTTATCTTACCTCATTGAATCCTTTCGATGATGTCAATATTCTCTTTACTTTAGATAAGAAACATGTTATATTCGTATCTAATCTAGAGCAAGAAGTAGTTACATTCTATGAGAAGAATGTATCAATGAGATATCAATCTGAAGATGATGATCAATCTCTAATACCACTAAGTTCTAGTATTCATTAAAGCACATTGCTTATTATATACAAGCTGTGGAAAAAGTCAAGAGAAAAAGGAATATATTATGGCACGACCTAAAGATACCAGCAGGCATTATGTTGACAACAAATCATTCTACCATGCACTGATTGATTATCGTAAGAAAAAGCAAGATGCGCTAGAAGCAGGGTTACCAGCACCAAGAATCCCTGAGTATATTGGTGTGTGTATCTTCAAGATCGCAACTAAGCTAGCCACCAAGGGTAACTTTGTCAACTATTCTTATAAAGAAGAAATGATTTCAGATGGCATTGAAAACTGCATCAGCTACATGCACAACTTCAATCCAGACAAGTCGAACAATCCCTTCGCATACTTTACTCGTATCATATATAATGCCTACGTCCTTCGTATTCAGAAAGAGAAGAAGCAAACGTACATTAAGTATAAGGCCTTTGAGAATGCGGTGTTAGTCGGTGCTGCTACAGAGTATGGAGATTCGGATAATCCTAACTCTACAGAAATGAACAACACTGATAACATGACCAGCTTTGTGTCTGATTATGAAAAGAAAATAGCAGAACGTAAAGCTGAGACCGCAGAGAAAAAGCCAAAGGTGAAAAAAGGTATTGACAAGTTCATAGAAAGTGACTAAGATGAAGACAGACAAAAATAACATTCCCGCAGGCGTAGAAGCCGTTGTGAAGAACCTGTTTGATCCAACGAACAATGTTTATATTCGTGACAACTACAAGCGCACCTTGATGAATATCAGAGACTACTGCGATGATGCGGTAAAGTTCTATGACAAGAAACAAGCACAAGAAGAGTTGGCAAAGCCAAAGAAACGAAAGATTGTATAAGATGGCAAACTGGTTTTATCTTGCGGGTAGTGTAATGTTTGCTATAGGTACAATCATCAATATGTGGAAGTGAGTGTATGACATTTGAACATTGGTTAAATGAAGCTGAATGCTTCTCTATTCGTGAAGATAGATTGAATGATGATTTTTCGATGCTAGATCAAAAAGACTACAACAAACTTAGGGCTTGGTTGAAAGCAGCTTGGTTTGTTGGTCATGAACATGCGCTATCGACATATCTAGATGATGGAAAGTAATACATGAAGTTTGCTATTATTACCGATCAGCATTTTGGTGTACGCGGTGACAGTGTTGTGTTCCATGACATGATGGAGAAGTTCTATTCTGAGTTCTTCTTTCCATACCTCAAGGAACACGACATCAATCTTATTCTAGACACTGGTGATACATTAGACCGTCGGAAGTACATTAGTTTCTATACATTGTCACGCGCTCGTTCATACTGGTTTGATAAGATCCGTGATAATAATATGTCTCTGATTACGCTAGTTGGAAACCATGTAATCCCCTACAAGAACACTCTGGAGATGAATGCTCTAGACCTTCTGCTATCAGACTATGACAACATCAAAGTCATCTCCAAACCCGCGGAGATTGAACTAGGCAGCATGAAGACGCTGCTGCTTCCTTGGATCTGCGAAAACAATCAGAAGCAAACAATGGATCTGATTAAATCGACTGATGCACAGGTTGCATTTGGTCACCTAGAACTTGGTGGTTTCTCCATGTACAAAGGTGATACTGGTCATGAAGGTATGGATTCCAGCGTCTTTCAGAAGTTTGACTTTGTTGGCTCTGGTCACTTTCATCACCGCTCAACTAAAGGCAATATAACATACTTTGGTTGCCCATATGAGATGACTTGGAGCGATTATAACGATCCTAAGGGTTTCCATATCTTTGATACAGAAACGCGCACAGCGACCTTTGTGGAGAATCCATTCCGCATGTTCTACAAGTTTGTCTATGATGATTCGAATGCAAAACTGACAGACTTTACAGACATTGACTATAGCCCATATAGAAACACATACGTAAAAGTGATCGTCAAGAACAAGAACAATCCCTATTGGTTTGATATGTTCATTGATACGATGGAGAAATCTAGCCCAGCAAACATCCAGGTTGTTGATGATAACTTGAATCTCAACCTTGAAACCGATGAAGATATTGTGGATGAAGCAGAAGACACATTGACTATTCTGCGGAAATACACAGACAATCTTGAACTGGATGTGGACAAGAAATCTCTTGACAATCTGATACGTTCCTTGTATGATGAAGCCATGAGCATCGATTGAGGTAATATGCATAAAGATAAAAACTCATATCACATCCATGAGCATGACGGCAAACGCATCAATCTTTCAAAAAAAAGTTTGGGTGAGTTTTGCTTCCATGCATTGAAATGTGGTGCAGAGATATATCAACTATGGGCTTTCAATCATAGCTATGAAAGATCGGCAGTTTATCCAGCAATCAAAGCAACAAATGATCAAATCGAGTATTTGAAAGATGTGGGATATATCTTTGTTGAACCGCCTAAGATAAATCTAAACTAAGGTATAATGATGATTCTATTCAAAGTAGTACGTTGGAGGAATCTGCTTTCAACGGGCAATACCTTTACAGAAGTCAAACTAAATGAAGCCGCATCAACTCTGATTGTCGGTGAAAATGGCGC